AAATTACGTTTTGGTCTTAAAGATGGAAAAACTCATACTTTAGAAGAAGTAGGTAGTGCATTTGGAGTTACTCGTGAGAGAATTCGTCAAATTGAAGCAAAAGCAATAAGAAAACTAAAACACCCATCTAAGCTTAATAAGCTGAAAGGGTTTATGGAATAGGTCGTTAAAAGGTTGATATAGTAGCGATTGTAGATTTATAAAAACCGTTGGTGTGCATTTAATGTGCAGCGATATTTTATATATTAAAAACCATAAGAATATATACAAAAAATTAAGGCAGTTATTTAAACTGCCTTTTTAAAATTCTATATCTCTAAATACGTCTAATTCTTTTTGCTTTGCTTTTTTTGTTTTGTGAACATACACAGCTTTTGTAATCTCTGTACCTTTGTGTCCTAATCGAGCCGAGATTAATTCTAACGGGATATTCATATCCAGACATAAACTAGCGTGTGTATGGCGTGTCTTATGGAATGTGAATTTAACAGAGTGAATATTATCTCGAGTCCATTTACTAACAGCACTATACGAGTTGTAATCACCGTTATACTTAGGAAATAGTATCCCGTTATTTGTGTAATAACTGTGCATATCAGCCTTAACTTTATTCATCTCAACTCTATTGTTAAGGATCTCTTGACATTTATTGTTAAGTGATATAATTCTGTTAGACTCATATGTTTTAGGAGCTGAAATATTTTTAAACTGGTCTATCGTCTTATCAATTCTAAGTGTGCCATTTTCAAGTATGTCATCTTCTGTTAATGCCAAACACTCGCCAATTCGCAACCCGGAATTAATCATGAAGTTAATCATGTCATGATAATACTGATTGTTTTCAACTTCTTTTAATATCTGTTCTATCTCTTCTTTTTCGAAATATTTTCCGTCATAGTTAACTCTGTGTTCTTTAAAATCTAATTTATCTAACCACATTATATTATCAATGTAATCTAATTTATACATCATTTTTAGTACTCGTTTAAAGAACTTTAAATAGATGTTGTAACTATTATTCGTGGTAGCTATTTTTTTAATCAATGTATCTAAGTAAAGCGAATTAACATTTAATAACGGTGTATCAAAATTAGTACGTTTCGTTTTGTTGACACGGCTCTCGTATAATTTGTAAGTGCTAATTTTAAAGTCATCCTTAGTTTTCTCTAAGTACATTTCTAGTGCTGTAAAAAATGAGATCCTTAAGTCAACGAATGTTTCTTCTTTAAGTTTTTTCTTACGTAAAATTTCACTAGCTAATTTGTCGTTTTTCTTATCCAACAACACAGATATTGTTTTCGTTTTTCCTAACACATCTTTTACACGTGTTCTATATAGATATTTACCATTTTCTTTTTTATCTATCCACATATTTATACAACCTTTCTTTAAATATTGATTATCTTTTAAAGGTATGCTACAATAGTGTTATGATGAGGGTTGAAGCACACCTCGACTTAACCTATAAGGGTTAAGTTAAAGACTTTGTAAACATTGATAAATTTATCACAGTTGAACTCACAACTCTTGGCGGGGCGGTGAGTTTTTTTGTTATACTATAGTTACTCCATATTTGAAAGAAATAAATTCTAATATTCTATTTTCCAAGTCTTTTGGGATATTCAACAAGTCAAAAACATCCTTACCAAACACTTTTTTGTTTTCATATTTCTTTAAAAACATTACAATATCGGAATAAAAATCCATACTCATATTAAATAGGTTAACCAAAGGGAGTGTACTAAGTATAAGAGAAAAAACGATACTTTGTCGATATTTAATATCAGAGTTCCTATTGTAAGTTAATGTATAATTTGAATATTCTCCAATTTTATAAAAAATCAACTCTTTTGGCAGGCTATGCTTAATTAATACCGTTGGATGTGCTAATTTATTTCTATATGATTTTATCATATTAAAGAAAGAGCCAAATAAATATTTTTTTAATTCAATATATTCTTCATCATCTGTTGTTTCATTTTGAATATACAAAAGTTTATTAACTATATCTGTCTTTTTTTCACTTTTCATTATTTTATATAGATTTATGCTATCTGACAGATAGATGCTATTAAGTACAACCCAAGGAGGTATGTAATTCTTGTTTTCAACATAGTATTCAAGACTTGTATATTTGATTGGGTTAACTATGTGTTGTTTTATTTTGGTTAGTGTTCTAGTTGCATCGATATTTTCAACATAATTTTCTTTGCATAAATAATCATTAGGGTTATTTATATCTTCGTCTCTTGTTGTATCTGTTCCGAAGTTACTTGAAATAGTGTTGCTTAAAGTTGTATTTAAAGACTGCTCTACAAATAAGATATACTTAAAGAGTAGTGATGATATATCCATATTTATTCTGTGAAATAGCATTAATTCATCCGCCGTTGTATTTTGAATAAACCTTCCGTTATCATTAACTAAACCAGTAGATTTTAGACCTTTTCCAAGAGTAGAATAAGATATGTAATCAATCATATTACCCAAAACAAATAAGTCATTTTCATCAGATATAATTACATTTTTACTAATTAATTTTTCGAGTAAGTCGTCTTTATTAAGAAATCTTGGTTCATTAGAGTAAATTGCCAAAGAAAAAAAGCCTCCTTTCATTCTATAGAATGATAAGAGACTTCTCACGGTGGGCATAGCCCTCTAATCTGTTTATCATTCTATCATTTTTTTTATAGTTTGTCAATCACTTAATCTAATTTTTTAACTTTATCTCCGACAGATACTTGTTTATTTTTAGCTATCAAATTTTCGTTATCTTTTTGATTAACATTTATTTTTTCATAACCTATATATGATTTTAAAATAGAATTAGCAAAACTTGGTGGCAGGTCATTTCTAGTAGTTTTTCTAGCTATTACGTAATGTCCGTTATTTTCTGTAACCTCAAGTGTTGCTTTATTCTCGTCATAAGTACCTAGAAAATTCCCTGATAAATCTGTTATATCTGATAAAGTTTCATATATAACTATTTTATCGCCCCTAGCTACATTTTTTTTAGGTGTGTGAACAACAATCGTTGTATCGTTAGGTATTTTTACAACTGTCCCTATTTGTTTATTATCCATAATATTTTATCCTTTCTTTATTAATAGTAAGATGTGTGATATAATTAAATTATTGAGCGAGGTTCGCTCCACATCTTAAGTAATTTTGAGAGTAATATTGTTATGTGACGATTTAATAATACTCAAAATGGACTTACTGGTTGATAAACTCACAACTCTTGGCGGGGCGGTGAGTTTTTTATTTATTCAAAATAATTAGGGTATGCAGCGTTTCTGTTAACTTCTAATAATTTATTAGTTTTTTCTTGGGAATACAGTCCGCTTTCTGGATTGTATTTGAAATAAATAGCTTTATAGATTGTGCTATTTAACGTTATGTTATAAATTAACACACTACCATTATCAGTTGTGAGAGTTGCCCCGTTATCTAAATAAACTTTTAAAACTTTGAATTTACCTCTATTCCTTTGATTGAAGACAAAATCGTGAAACTGTCTTTGTGATAAGAAATTAAAATCACTTACCGTCATATCCATTTTATAAACACCGTCAGTTTCAACAGTTATTTTTCCTGGATCTAATATATTAGACACTCTCTCAATTCCCTTTTGTTCAGGTGTTTTTTCCTGTGGTGTTTCTGCTTTAGTTGAGCTACAACCAGTTAATAACATTGTAGATACTACAAGCATCTTAATTAATTTTTTCATAATAATTTCCCTCCTGTCAATTAACAGTAACTCTCGTATTGTAATTGCATTGCTGCTAAATGTTCTATTGATTTATGATTTTCAAATAATGTAAAGAACTGTTTAACATTTCCCTTACCAAAGTTAAATACTATTTTTTTAGCGTCGCAATTATCTATAAATAAATTATATTGATAGTAATTTATTAGTCTAGTACGTAATGCGTTTTTGCTACACCCGAAAGTATTTAACATTCTACCAAACGAATATTTTCTATATAGACATTCTTCTAATGCTTCATCATTAATAAGTAATAGACTAGCACCTACATTAGCTTCTATTTCGTGTTGTGTGTGTCTATCTACGTCAGAAGAAAAATGTCTAGGGGTATCTTTAAAATGCAATAAACAATGTGTTATTTCGTGCATTAAAGTAAATACTTTTCTTTGTCGTATTCCTTGATTGTTAATGGTAATTATAAAATAATCATCTAACTTATCTGCGAAACCATCAACCATTAGTTTATTGAATTTAGGATATTTGATAATCACATTCATATTGTTTTCACAATACTCACTAATATCATAATGTCTGATATGTGATATTGGTTTATTATAATGTTTTGCAACCTGAGAAATAAAAGGATATATTTCATCTTTTATCCTATAATACTCAGAATGTGCGATATTGAACATCTATTCACTCTCCTTTTTCTTACGCTCTAATAACATTAAGCGATACATATTTTGATATCTTTGTAATTCATTTAACATCTCTTCAGCATCTTCTTTTGAAAAACCTTCAGTATTAATTCTGAACATAGTAGGGTATTCTTTATTTTCTCTACCTAATAGATAGTCAGTAGTAACGTTAAAATAATCTGCTACTATTGTGATTTTATCTATTGAAGGTTTAATATTATTCCATCTATATAATGTATTTTTTGGAAAACCTACAGCTTCTTCAATTTGATTAAATGATACTTTTCTTTGATTCGCTAAATATTTTAACCTTTCATAAAGCATTGGTATAACAACCTTTCTAAGCCTTACAAAATATTTTTTAACAAATATGTTAAAAATCTATTGACTATATTTAACACATATGCTAAAATTATTATTGTAAGTTAATAAATTTGTTAACAAACTAACTAAACTAATTGATTTTAAAAACGCCTGCCAAAGTGAATTTAACAATTATTTGTTAGTGTCTTTAACATACCTATATATTATCAAATATGTTAAGAAATGTCAATGAAAATTAGCTAAATTTGTTAACTTACTATCTTTGAAAAAGAAAGGAGCTTGTCAATGACACCAGAGTTACAAGAGTGGATTTGTAAAGTTAGGGTTGAACTAGCGAGAAAAAATTTAACAAGAACTAAGTTAGCACATGGTATTGGAGTTTCAAAACCCGTGATTTCAGATTTACTAAATTATGGCAAGGGATCACAGAAGGTAATAAACAAAATAAATGCTTTCTTAAATATTAAATAGGAGGTATGAAATGTTAGAGACAATATGGTTAAATCCAGAACGAGCTTCTAAAATCTTTCCTAACATTGGAACTACAAAATTTAATAAGTATAAAGATGAATTTATAAAACTATGGGAACAAGATTATTACCCTAGAGAAACTTATTTAAAAGAATGTAACGGGATAGAAATTAAAGCTTTTGTTCACTATCTAGCTTGGAGAGATTATTTCCAGGATAGCAATTTAATTAACAAAGTAGAATTATTTAAAGGAGTATGGCAATGAAGCTAAAAATAAAAAAAGATAAATTACACATTATATATTGGACAATCGCTGTAGTAAGTGTATGTTTCCTTACTTTAACAAACATTGACTGGAGACAGATTGCAGGATTTTCTACTGGATTTGGTTTTTTAATTCAAGGGATCTTTGATAAAGATTTCAGTAAAAAATATTTTTAGGAGGAATGTATGAACAAGTTTAAAAAATTATTCTATAAAAGAGGATTTGAATTAATAGATGATATGAACGGCGAGTTACCAATAAAATCTACAATTCATAGTGCGGGAGTTGATTTCATAGCTAGTCAAGAAATTGTGATCCCTGCATTTAGATTTAAAGGTGAAGCAACTTTAGTACCTACTGGACTAAAAGCCTTTATGCCAAAAAATGAATGTCTATTAATATTTGCTAGAAGTAGTTTACCAGTTAATCGTGGTCTAATAATGAGTAATGGTGTAGGGGTTGTAGATTCAGACTATTACAACAACTCTAAAAACGAAGGACATATATTATTAGAGTTTAACAATTTAACAAACAAACATTTAACAATTAAAAAAGGTGAAAGAATTGGACAAGGTATTTTCTATAAAGTGCCTAAAGTAAGTTATGGAGTTAGATTAAAAGGAGATAAGCGTGGTGGAGGATTTGGAAGTACAAATAAAGAATAGTTTTAGTGAAAAACAAATGGAAATGCTAAAGCATCTAAATGATTATGGTGTTAAGGTAGAACCTTATGTAAAAGAGAAGTTTCCTACAGGATTTGAAAGTTATGAATTATTTGAAGTACTAGGAGAATATTTCACTCACACAGCTAAACTATTAAAACAAAAGTATTTAGAAGAGGAGTGTTAGCTAATGAATATTCCTAATTTCAGAGCATATGTTGATAAAAAAATGTATAAAGTTATTGGTTGGTATGGTGATTATATCACATTAGGAAGAAAGTATGAAAGCAGATATATTCAATCAATCAATGTAAAGAAAAATGATGTGATTATCATGTATGGAAGTGATTTAAAAGACAAAAAAGGAAATGAAATATTTAGCGGAGATATCGTTAAAAATACTGATAAAGATATTGGAATAGTGAGATATAAAGATGGGTCTTTTGAAGTTGATTTCAAGCAATATATCCCAGCCCAATTAGGATTGATAAATGATGATTTAGAAATAATTGGAGATATTCATAGAAATAAAAAATTACTAGATAAGATTATTAATAACAATAAAAAAGTTATTTGTTTAAATAGCGTAGAAAAAAGGATTAATAAAAAAAGGAAAAGAACGTCTAAATAGACGTTCAGCGATTACCTATAATATATCATAATTAATCCAAAAATGCAAGATTTCAAAAGAAGAAGGTGATGTTTGTGTTATTGTTTGACGAACAGCCAATAGTATTTGATAGAACGTTAGCAAGAGAAATTGGAGATAGACCAGCTACAGTATTGCAGCGTGTTCATTATTGGATAGAAATAAATCGGAAAAATAGAGATGAAAAGGCGTATAAGGACGGACATTATTGGACTTATAAATCTATTAGAAGATGGTATGAAGAAGATTTTGATTACTTATCATTTTCTACAGTTAGAAGAACCTTTGAAGATCTAATAGCAAAAGAGTATTTAATAACCGGAGATTATAACAAGTTCGGTGCAGACAGAACAAAATGGTATAGAGTTAATAAAGAAAAAGTAAAAGAACTTTATATAAAATTGGAAAAAGAGAAGAATAAAAAGCAGTTGTCAAATACAACAAATGCAAAAGCTCAAAATGAACCAATGCAAAAGCTCAAAATGAACAATTCTGAAATGCTCAAAATGAGCCAACCAATACATAAGAATAATATAAGAATAATTAATAATGATTATATATCATCTCATTCTAATAATATTATATATAGCGAAAAAAATGAGCTAATGGATGAGAGAGTGAATGATGAAAACAGTAAAACTAATAGTCTTAAAAAGAAATACAACACACAGTATTTCAAAGACAGCTTTGGGTATTCCCGAGTCAGCATGAATAAACAAAAGGAATTAGACAAGTGGATTAAATACGCTGTTGATATTTGTTTAATGCCTCCTGATACTAGACTTCACATAGGTAAACAGAGCGTAAAAGCTAGTGAAGTAGTAGAGAGATTAACAGAGTTAAGGCATGAACATATTAATTATATTTTTTCTAGATTAAGTCAAGTTAAGTATCCTACAAACCATCAGAATTACATGTTAGCAGTCCTGTTTAATGCTAAAGAACAATACGAGAGTAGTATTTCAACATTTACAGGAGGAAAAACAAATAATATTCCTGGTAAATACGTTGTACCTGTTCCAGATTACTTAAAAGATAGGATATCAGGCAAGAGTAAAACAAAGGATGAAAGAGTAGTTACTGATGAAGATGAAGAAGCATACAAGGAAATGATGAGTGAATTAACAAAAGGAAAAGAACGCAATG